ATACCTCTAGATGTAGCAAAAGTAGCTGAAGTTAATTCAACTTCATTCATACGAGATAAAACACTATTTGTTAATGTAAGAAAAGTCTGAGCCATTATTATCCTTAGAATAAAGGGCTACCCTAAAGCAGCCCCTTATGTTAAATTTAAGCTAATTGGTCTCTATCGACTTCGTCAGCTGATAAGTCGCCTGGATTGTCAATGTTCATTAACACTGCCCAAACTCTTATTTTTCCGCCTGTAGGGGCTGTACTTGCAGCCTGTAGTTCTAAGTCTATTGTAGTAGACGCGGCTACTACGTTAGGAAAAACTCCAGGAATCATAGTTGCATAAGCACCGACAGCCATAGCGTCAGTGTCCATAGCAGCTACGAACTCATCAACGTCAGCACCAATGCCGCCTGTTGAAGCATCCGTAATACCTAAGTTAAACGTAGTATCGTTTGACTCCCCTGTAAGTAACGCCTCAACTTCATAGCCTACTGCCATGAGAAGAGTGTTTGCAGGTATAGTAAATACCTTTAAGATATCGTTAGCAGCGATTGCAGTGTGAGCTGCGTTTTCTACTGCGATATCAATAGTGTTACTTACTAAGTAAGGTGCAGGAGCAGATGGTCTGTGGACTGCCTGAAGGCTAGTTGTATAAGTTGCCATTAGTTATTCTCCCTTAAGCTGCTGTGTTATACTTAGCAGTTACGATTGCTTCAGGACGAAGAATCTTTCTGCCGTATAAATGCATTCCGCGAACAATATCCGCAAACGAATCAGGGTCTCTGTAAGACTCAGTTTTCGTAATCTGTGAAGCAGAAGCTACTGATGAAGAGTGACCAGCAACAATTCCTCCGTAATCTGTATTCTGGTTAGCTGTACCTGTTGTAGCAGGACCTCCTCCGACTACAGGTAAGTTATTAGATACATAGACATCAAAGCCATGTAATCTAGTAACAACTAGACCTTGTCTTAGAGCGTCTCCAGCAGCACCAAAGTCAGAATCAAGCATTCTTGAGCTTTCATCCTTTAGTATCTCTAGGAATACTGGGTCAACAACTAGCCATCTATTTTCGTTATCTACAAACTGTGTATCTAACAATCTAGCCATTCTTGCAACAACTTGTAATGGAGTAGCAGTTGCTGTTGCTACAGCAGTAGCACCAGGCAATCTTGTTGCTATTGGTATTGAGTGGTCTCCAGCACTTGATGTTGTGATGTTGGCAAAGCTATCTTTTCTTAGTTTCATGCTTGTTAGCAATTCGTCAGTACCAGCAGTTGAAACAGCAACAGTACCATTAGTAGAAGTGTTAACTCCATCAGCATTTATATTTAACGCTGATTGTGCATAACCTGCTAAGTAGCCTAAAACTTCTTGGTCGTGTTGGTCACGAAGTCTGTAACCAGCTCTGTCAGAAGCCATTGACTCAAAGTTTACATGACTGTGAGCTTCCTCAATGTCATCTACTTTAAAAGCAAAATAGTTAGCTTTATCTACGGTGAGAGAAAATTCCTCATCGTCTAGGTCTTGTGGCTGAATAGTTGTGCCACGGGCATAAGATTTAACAGTGATTTCTGGTTCTTTGATAATTTTTACAGTATCACCATAGTTCGCAATCTCTCCAAAATAGTCAGAGTTACAAATTGTTTCTGCTATTGAAGATTTACGAAAAGCTTGCTGAACCTTTTGGGAGTAAATAATGGGGCTAAAATTGCCATTAGGTAAATTCCCGTATCCAGCTGCTGTAGTAAAAGCCATGATAATTCTCCTTGGGCTTAAAAAATACGAGTTGCATACAATCAAAAAGGCTAGCTAAACATTAGGTGTCCATAAGGGGCTAAATAAAACTAGGTAGTTTTTTAGTAAATAATTCGTGATGTGGGTAGTTTGCAGGTAGTCATACTATATATGGGCTGCGGAATATATACATTTTGTAACACATTATGGAACAAATGTAAAGTAAAAAATTAACCATTTGGTCTACTTACATCATATATGAAGTTTCCAGACCTAATAGCTTCGCTGATAGCCTCTTCATTAGCTGCAAATTGATGACCTTTCATCTTAGCAACATCAGACTCTCTAATTTGATTTGCTTGTCCTGATTTAGTAGCTGAAGGGGCATTCGTTGCTCCTCTAGTTACAGCTCTTGCAGCTTCCTTAGAAGCATCTGGTTTCTTTTTAGTGGGAGTTTCTGTTAATCCCATGTCTACTTTGTACAAATCAATTGCTCTTGCGGCAGACTTTGAATCGTTTTCATTCTCATAAAGAGCCTGTTGAACCCATCTAGGTTGCACTTCAACCCAATCATGAAACTCTTGGTCGTTTCTAATTGTGTCAAAATCAGGATGTATCCTCATAAGTTCTGCTTCTGCAGTGGCACGAGTAGCTTGTGCTTCTCTATCTGCAATTAATTTCATTCTTTCTTCTAAAGATGAATCTAATTCTTTTGCTTTCTTAGTAGCAATACTTTCTACAATTTTAGCAACATCTGGGTATTCTTTAGCCCACTCATTAATTTCTTCATCAGATTTAGGTAATTTAATTTCTTTAGTTGCCGTATCTGTTAATTGTTGCTTTAATTTAAATATTTCATCTTGATATGATTTTTCTTTTTCTTGATTATGTCTTCTTAAGTCACCATATCTTTTCTTAAAGGTTTTTTCTTCTGGTGCTAAAGTCTCTGTTTCAGCAGCATCTTCTGCCTCTTCTTTAACTTTGCCTAAAGCGATGTCTCTTTCTTTTAAATTTTTTTCTAGTTCTAACGCTTCTCTATCGTTATTACGTGTATATTTCATTGGGGTTTTAACTATTTTTTGTTCTACAGCAATCTCAGCCATATTACTTCTCCTAGGGTTATCGTAGCCATTATTGGGGGATAAGTAGCTAGTGTATTAATTCATAAGTTATTTTTTATGAACTGCCAATCCTACTAAATAAACTATAGGATGGATTATTTTACAAAAGACATTGCCGACTATACTGTCTTGTGCTTTACCTTTTGTTAAAATATGTCTAAGATGTTTTGTTCGTTCTTTGGCAAGGTAAGCACCTAAGTTTGTTAGTGCCTTATTAACCTTCATACCACGAACAAAAGGTTTGAATAATGAATGATACCCTATTTCATGTATAGGTGTCAAGTATTTTTTCTGATAAATGTGCCATGTCTTCATAGCCTGTGCCCAGTCCTCAAGTTGAGTCTGTCTATACATTTCTGTACAAACTATTTTACCCCCACTAGTGTCAGAACCTGCGGCAGCAGCTTGTCTATCTTGTCTATCTCTATCTGCCATTCTTGCATCTCGTGCTTCTTGTTCTGTCGGAGCATTTCCTGGCTTACCACTGCTATCTGTGAAGTTTACAGATGTTCCATCTTCATGTGTGAATGAACCATCTTGATTTTCACTATAAGTAGTTCCAGAATCATTTGTACCAATACCTACGCTACCTCCACGGGAGGCAACATCATCTTGACCACCACTAGAGAAGTTATCTGATACAAAAGTATTAGGAGTCTGTATATTAGGCTGGTCTCTTAGATTTGTCTCTTCTCGTTCTTCTTTTCTACCACTTCCAAAAGTTTCTTCTACATCAAAGTCTTTTTCTTGTTGTATTTGATTGTATCTCTCTGGAGTCATCTCAAAGCCTGGGGCATTAAAGTAAGGAGAAGATGCTCTTGTCAGGTCTCTTTCAACTTGTTTATCAAATAAATCTTTTGATTGTTTAATTGCTGCTTCATTTGCAGGACCATCTATTCCAGGTAATGCCTTTTGTCTTGCATCAACAATATCTAATGCAGGAGCAAAATCATCGCCAACAAAATTTCTTCCTTCAACAACATTGGTGTCAATATCAAACACTGTGTCGGTTGTAGGTGTCTGCCCTCTAATATTTTCAAATGTTACATCAGCAGCATCATCTCTGAAATTAGTTATGTTTATCTTAGGAGCTTCAGGACTTAGGAGTCCTTCTACCATTGTATTTGGGCTATAATCTACATCAGTTGTTCCAAAGGCTCCTCCTAGTTTTTCTCCAGCTCCAAATGCAAGTTGTCTATTAACTGGTGATATTGGGGAAGTTGCAACTTGAGGCATTGTAGATGTTCCAAGTCCATCAGGTCTAGGCATAGGCATATCCTGAGGTCTCATTCCTAGTCCTCCATAGTTACCTGCTTTTATTTTTTCAGCTAACGCTATAGTTTGTTCTCTGTTTGCTTTTCCTTCTTTAGTTATAGCTCCATACAAACCACCAGATAATAAATTTATCTGTCCTTTGGTCATATTAACTAAGTCAGAAGCAAGTTCTGGATTAGGTGCAATAAAGTTTGCTCTACCTGTGCTTAATGCATCTGCAACATTAGCTATACCTGTAACATTACCATTGAAGTCATATTGTAATGCATATTCCTGTCCGCCAATAGTTGCTCTCGCTCCTCCAAGACCTGCAGATATTTCAGGGTCTCCTCCGTCATCCCCACTGTCTTGTTGTTGTTGAACAACTCTAGTAGGTGCAACTGGAGCAATAGTGTTATCTACAGGAGTACCCTTATCATCTCCGCTTCCTGGAACTCCAGATTGCTTAGATACATATGAACCTATATTACCTGCTCCAACAACTGTACTAGCATCTGTGGTAGGACCTAACGCTAATCCTGCAGGACTAGTTGTTATACTAGTTGGTGCAGTAGTAGTTACAGGTGTTTTCTTTACACTTGGCTGTAGCTTATCGTCGATTCCGTCTTTGTTCCTATCTATAAAACCTGTAGATACAAATTTAGCAGAAGCCGCCTCAGGAGCTGCCGCTGTTCCGTATTGTCCTAATGCAGGATTATATGTAGCCTGTTGTTTTTGTATACCTCCTAAAGTGGCAACATTAGGTTGTGCATTCATAATGGTCATACCTGCGGCTGCAGTTTTAACTTCATTATCAATATATTCTACTTGACCTGCATCTTCCATTTCGCCTAAACCTTGTAAAGCTTCTCTTCTCATTCCCTCATACATTCCAAGACCATGATATCTGACCACATTAGCTGGGACAACTAGTTCTCCCTCACTAAGTAGTACATGTTGATTATCTTTAACTTCATCAGATGTAGCACCTGGAGGAGGGTCAGAAGGTGTGCCCATTGATGCTTCTTCATATTCTGGTTTTTCTGTGCTACCCATATCAATTACAACGGCTAACCCTTTACCTTTTTTCTTAGACTTTCCTCCGTCTTCAATAGACTTACCTTTAGCCGCCATTATAGGAGTTGGACTAAGTAACTGCTTTTCTTCTACTTTCTTAGCAGGCATCTGTGGATTAGCTAAAGCTGTAGTCATAGGAGCAGGCATCTCTGTTGGCATAGGAGCAGTAGGACTAGCTATTCCAACACTTGTTTTATCTTGTTTTAATTTCTTAGCTACAAGCTTCATAACTTCATCTCTAGGGTCAACAACTTTCGGAGCCGCACCTCTCTTAGGCATCTTCTCTACTTTTGTTTTTTTATTGCCCACGGGTGGACTGGTCTTTTGTGTCATTGGGGATGTACCTAATCCTGCTGGTTCTTGTAATGCCATTAGTGCTGCTCCTTTATTAAGCTTAGATGGGTTTGAGGGGTCTATATATCCTAAAGACAATTCTCCATCACGATTGTATACATCTCTATTGTATAC